TGACTAATACTGTCGTTGTCTTGCATTAGATAAAAATCTGTCCCAAAAACTACTACCCCCACCCTGAGGATTAGGATTTGGAGGAGTATATGAGGGAGGAGTCATAGGATTATTTTCATATGCAACTGGTCCCATTGGACCTTGACTAGACCTCGCACCCGGAGGAAGTCCAACACTAGGACTCTGGGGAGCAACGCCAATAGAAGGAGGCATTACTGGACCCTGAGACGAACCCTGTGAACCCCCAGATGAACTAGGAGGAAGATTATTAGTAAGTCCGGGAGCCATTCTCATATTAGAGAATCGAGAACCCTGCATCCCACCAAATCCACCAGAATATGGATTAGGTCTGGAAGGACTACCACCCATATTCTGTTCACGAATCTGCTGCATATAAGCAGCAACATTAGATGGGCCTAAACTAAGTCCTGCCATTATCTGCCTCTCTTTAATGGAGCTGTATCTATGCCAGATTCGGGACGAAGATAGATATCTCTAGTTCTTTTTCTAGGTTTCTGTTCGGCATTTTGAGCTTCTTGCTCATACCGACCACGAGCAGAACTACTAATCATTGATTTTAATACTGCCATTGGTCCCTGACCAACATGAGTCATTTCATGACGAACAATATCAGGAATAGGAACATGGTCTTGTTCAATTAGTTTCTTATTATAATAAATAGTTCCAAAAGGACTAGTAACTGCCTGAGCTTGAGGAAATAGAAGTTGAGAAATCGGTCCCATCTCGCCATAAGCACGAGGCAAGGTATTGGGATTATCTGCTGCCATGTTTCCTGTTTCAGAAGATATCTGACTCATGAAACTTGGCTTAGTATTAACTTGTTTTTGCTTCGCGTTCTGCTGTGGCAATGTCCAACTCCTTCTCCAATTCCTCGGTAGACTGAGGCTTAGGAGCTTCACGAAGCAATCTTGCTCTTTCCCTATCTTCGGCTTCTAACATTTGTCTTTTAATTGCCCAGGGAAGATGACTGGGCTTAGTTATTGCTATTGGTTCCTTAGGCTGTTCTACAACAGCAGGTTTCTCAAGAAGTCTATCAAGAAGTTGCTTCTTTTCATAGTTCACAACTTCAAGTTGATGCTTCAGAGTTTCACACGATTCACAAATTCGTGCTTCTTTACGAATTTGCAGCCACTCTCGATACCAATTAAACATATTAGTTCCAAATGATACACTTAATGTTAGAACGCTCGTTTACTGTTCTCTCACCAATTCGTTCACTAGAAGGAGTTGTAACAAACAATCCAACTTTATCTCCAGGTTTAGGACCGGGCCAAGATGCATCCAATGGATGAATACGAATCTGGTCCCTACCAAATTCTTCTGGATAGAGAATCTTTTCTGTGCGTCCTTCACCCAACCAATCAAATCCTGCACCATACCATCGTCCATTAATTTGAGCAACAATACCAATATTGCCTTCAATAGATGGAGGATTGCCAAATACAGGAGCCAAAGGCCACTTACCAGACTTAGTATGTTCCACCCTTACACGAGTTCCCTCCTGATAGGCGCGAGTAACCATACTAGTAATAGGCCAATTCTTGATATCCTCAGTTGTGCAAGGACTCAAGATGGTAATTGAGTTAATATCAATATCATCCAGTGATGGAACTGGAGTCGGAATTGGAACCGGAACTGGAATTGGTGTTGGAGTTGGTTCAGGAATAGGAGTAGGAGTAGGAATAGGAGTCGGAACAGGCACAGGTGTAGGCACAGGTGTAGGAGTCGGAGTCGGAAGACTCTCTACATACTTACGAATTGCTTTCCACAAAGTAAGGAAAAATTCTTTGAAAGTCATTGTAACCTACTTGATAATGTTCATCTTCTACCCCTATGAAATCTGCTAACTACCTGCATTTTCTGTGTTGCATCAATTATATGCATATTACGATAATATGCAGTCCAATCTTGGTAGTTTTTCAACGCTTCAGTGAGTTCAGCCTGTTTTTTAACCCGTTCAAACTCTGTTGAGGCTTCGGTGAAGTATCTTTCTGCAGAATCGACGGCGTATCGTAAATCGTCGTAGGGGTCATCCCCATCAAATTCTGCAACATCCTCAGCAGGTTTGTTATCTTTAGGCTTGGCATATACGCACGCCTTAATAGCCTCTATCATGATAGGACAGCAATTAGCGTGTCCTAGATGTGTTGACTCATCGCACTTAAATAGTTGAAATTTAGGAAGATTACTTTCCTCCCCAGGAGGATTAAATAGTGCATGATATGCATTATATTCTGGCATCCCCTTATTTCGGAGTAGCCACATTGCATATTCTTCAGAATAAATTGGCAAATCTTGCTGAGGAATTATGGGTTTCTGTGCCCATCTTAAATATTCATGGACTAACATCTTTCCTGCCACGCGACTACCAGGACTATTTACACTTAGTTCAATAGGTCTTCCCAGAGCAGTCTCAATCTGAGATTGAATAGTATGTTCTTGACCTCGTTCTTGCCCCGCACTTTTACAGAACTTAATTACTTTAGGATTCTCTCTATCTACGAAGTCCTTAACTATCGGTGCCCAATGTTCTATCTTGGTCTTTAGCCAGTAAAGCTCACGATACAACACTAGGCGTCTTTGTGGGGATATAGCATAAAACCCGATATAGGTCATTGCTGCGAATCCCCAATCGCCAATGACTAGTTTCGGCCACCAATCGGGAACAGTATACGGGACAACAGTATGTAAAGCATTTTCCGGTTCATCTGGATACTTCTTATCTCGGAACTCGTCAAATACTTGTCCCTGATAAGCATCCCAATCACCGAACTTTCTAGCCTTTCGTTCTGCCTCATTCAATCCATCAAGTCTTGCAGAGTATCCTGGGTCTGCATGAGGATTATCTGCTACTGTTGAGTGGACGTAGAATCTTTTGACGTTTCCTTTTCCAACAATGATTTTTCCACCCTGAGGCGCAGGCGCAACATATCGCTTCTTAACGAAAGTATGACCAATACCACCTGGCATACCAGCAGAACGTATAATTGCAGGTAGATTAGGGTCGCTTGTCCTGACTCGTGTGAAACCAATATATAGATAAATATATTCAGTAAAAGTAGTAAGCTCGTCTGGGGTAAATAGGTTAATTTCCATTGAGTCATATTTATGAACATCATCCTCTTCCTCGCAATGTGCTAGAAATATCAATGCTCCTTGATTACTCATTCCTGTGCCACCATATTGGTCAGCACGAGGAAAAGTCCAGCACATTTCGGTTCTATTAAATGTAGCCCCGAACTTCGGGTAAATCTCCCGACTGCGAGGCACAATCTCATTTCTCAATTCAGGATAAGTTCGTCGCATGAAAACCTGTTTGAATCTAGGATTTTCATGCCACTTATGAATTAGTCCATAAATCAGTAGCACATCTGATTTTCCTGAAGCATTCCCACCACCATATAGAGCCTCAAATATGGTAGTGGGAAGACTCAGGAAGATTTCTTGTTTAGGATTGGGCTTCCAGAAGCCCTTATCGAATCCCATGTTACTTCTTCATCAAGTCGTTAAAATTCTCTCGACGTTCATTAGTAGCACGATTCAACTTAGCTGCAACAGTAGTAACAGCACCAGCTCCGAGCAATGCCATAAGACTCTGGAACATTGCCTCGTCAATGTAACCCAACATATGAGCTACTGTAACTGCTGCTGCGACTGCTGCCACAATGTAGGACTTAAATCCCTTCAACATTTCTCTAATCTCCTTAATTTCCCATGCAGTTTTGAACACCTCGGTTAGAAATTTAACATCCTTTAATAGCTCAGGGTGTTTCCTCGCCTTTTTATATAACCTGTATAACGCCAATTGGTGCCACAGGTTAATAATTCCCATTACATTGCCTTGAGAATTACTAGAGCACCACCCACATTTGTAGCCCGAATGAATGCTGCTGCTACTTCATACTTACCTTCAGTCAACGTAACTGCTGTAGTAGAAGCGAAAGCAGAATCATTGGACTGTTGAAATACAGCACCCGCAGTATTCGTGTAAAGTGTGCATACCTTTGATGGCAAGGAATAGATTTGATTCCTCGTCAATGCAGTAAGAACTCCGATTGGAATTTCTTCAAACATCTTAGTATGCCTTTACAATAACCAGAGTATCTGCATCTGATTGAATAAATGCTGCACTAACTTCGTATGCACCTTCAACTAGAGTGACTGCTGTAGAACTTGCGAACGCCTCGTCATTCGATTGAAGAAGTGTAACTGCTGCTGTATTAGTATAAAGTTTACAACGCTTAGATGGAAGCGCGTATATTTCATCCTCCAACATCGTAAATAG